CACTCCATTATTAATAAAATACTGCCCATCAATCCCACCTGTACCGTCGGACGTTGCCCCATACTCAAACGAATTAGCACCGTTAATGCGGTACTGATGACGGATTGAATCACCATCTGCTAGAGCTGTACCGAGCCATGAATCGAATACTGTGACGTAATTATCACCTGCCACAGCATCGTATGAGATAGGTAAGTCCATAACAAGCGGTCTGCCTGTCTGGATGTTAGCCTCATCATCTACCTTTAGCATGTACACTATAGTAGTATCTCCATCAGCGTAGGCAGTTATCCACTTACCATTGTACAGGGTCATTCTATCCTTGACTGTAACTATATCACCTGACCATGTTTTCTTATATACGCCAAAAGCACTAGAGATCATCAATAGCGTCATAGCTGTTATTAAAAAGAACTTTCTCATCATCATCTCCTACCTAAACTTTCTAACTATTGGAGTAACTGTTACAGTAGCACCGTTCCAGTTATTAGCATATACATCTAAATCACACTCGCTTGTAAACACCTGCTGATCTGGAACCATGAGATACTTACTACTAGCATCTAGGTCTATTCTATCTATCAGCAAAGTATTGTCTGTGGCATTCTCTATCCTAAACTGAGTCACAGCTTCAGCATCTGTCTCTATAACTATAGCATCAAGTATGTATGTACTATCTGGTATGGTCATATGTGTAGCAGTAGTACTCCATCTAGCTTGAGCAGTAAAGTCTACACTACGATTAATATTGTCTGCGTAAGTGGATGTAAGCAAAACTCCAGCTATAGCGGCACTAGTAGAGGTTACTACTATCCGGCATATAGTATTTCCTTTTACAAAAGTAACAAGCTCACCTTGCCATTGGAACGTAGTGTCTGTCCATGTGATTGTATAATCAGTACCACCGCCATTAACTAGGATAAGTTCTATCTTACCACCATCTATCATGTTTGCGAATGTTAGTTCTAGATTGCCGCCAAGGTTTATCTCTTTCCTCTCATCATCGCCATTAGTACCATCTAAACCACTGAATGATAGGGTCATACTAGCTTCAAATGATTGCACATCTTTCTGCCTAGTATAGATTTCCTCACGTACTAAAGTAGTACCGTTGTAGCGTTTTGACCTATTATCCTCAGTGTCATTAATCTTATCAGACCTATTGACAAACATCTCTACCCATTCAACACCATTCCATATTACTATATTGTTGGCATCTAAGGCCTGTGCTGTCTCAGAAGAAGATGCAGTAGTAGTAGTATTGTAATATCTATCCCTAGGAGCTCGGACTGCTGGCTCTGCCGCATCGAAGTTAAGAGTCCCATCAACCTCTAGCATTACACCGCCTCTATTTGGAGTGTCTGGTGAGTATGCTTGATACTTAAAGGATGATGAAAGGTCTTCGTTGTACTGAAAGTATGAATCGGCATTATAAACATAAAACTGCATTAAGTTTTCAGGTAGTCCAAGGTCTGCCCAATTAGCTTCTACTGTATTATCTAGTCCTGTTAGTTGATATATATGATTCTTTACAAACGAAGTAACTACTCCATCTCCAGTGCATATTGCTTTATCTTCTGCCGCAATAGCAACTAAACCTGAGTGTGTGGTAGCCCAATAAGCAGATAACATACTATCACCAAGACACATTGTATAGATATTAACTGGCCCTTGAGAATTACCATCAGTAAATAATTCTTGCGTTCCACCAGTTGGGTCAGTCCATACTTTCCTCCCATCAACAACTGAAAGATAATAATATCCAGCAGGAGGAGATCCTTTAGCAACTGTTTCATCAACGGTCACTTCACGCCACTTACCAAAGCTATGTAACGCACTTACTATAGGTTTAAATAGGTCTAACATCTTACCACTCCACCATATAGAGCGACTTAGATGCTACTGAGGTCTTCTGCTTAAAGCTAACTATTACATCTTCATCGTTACCAGCAGGTCTTAGTCCTTGAGGTACTGGTAGAGGTGTCTGTACTTCTTCTGGTATCCATACGCTATTTTCTGATACGTACTCAGATGTGCTAAGTAAGTAGACTGAGCCAGTACCAGTAGCGGCCCATGCTACATTAGCTATAGTAAAGTATGATCCACTAACAGTAATCGCTCCAATAGTGTTGTATGTATCATCAGCAAAGCCTGTACATAGTACATAGTTGCCTGTTGCTAATCCAAGGCTAGCCATAGATGCACCAGCAGTATATCTAGCAAGTGACGATCCGTCAACCATAGAGGTTATACTTACCTTGGTCTTATCCATAAGGTTTATAAGCGAGAACCTGTATCTAAGGTCTGAGTCTGGTGTGAGGATTATCGCTGTAGTTGATCTGCTTAAAAGCTTTCCTGCGACAACTTGAGATGATATATCTATAGTATCCTTCTCATCCCACTCTCCTGCTGTGAGGGAGTTCAGGGATTCTGCTACTCCTAATTTATTCTTATTTGCCATTTTAATACCCTTCTGATTGCGTAGTCGGGATTCCTTTTAAGGTCTTGGACTTGACCGTGAACAGGACTTTAGACTACAGTTTAAGTGGACCCTGTGGCGTACTTTGCCTCATTCCGTCGCCCACTCGTAATTTTTGTGCGGTAGCTAACCGTGTAAAGAACTTTTTCTCTCTATATTCAGCTTGCCTAATATCGACATTTTTAGCGTCATCAGACAACTTAAATTTAACATATTCAATGAGGGCATTTATATGAGAATCCGATATATTGATGTATGAATCCTCGTCTGGACTTGTAAGCTCTGAGAAGTCAGTCCACAGGTCTGTATCTGTGAAGTCTATAGAGGTCCAAATAGGAAGCAGTACCACGCTGTCATTAGTTGTCAGAGTAAAGGTATCATCAGTAGCTGTGAATACTGTCTCTACAGCATCAGTCCCTCCATCTGGCACAAAGCTACCTACTGTATACTTTGATATAATATAGGTAGACCCTATGGTAAGAGTACCACTAGTTATCGGAGTACCTATATGCTCAAGACTATCTGTGTTAGATAATGTAGGAGGAAGAGCAGGTATATTAAGTATAAACAGTGTCCCTACATTACTATCACCAGCTCCCAATGATCCAAAGTTAACAGCACTTTGAGATGAAATCATGTAGTAGTCACCATTAACTAGATCATCTGTACTAGTTACCTTATCATACGCTGTACGCTTGTAGTAGTGGCCTCTAACACCCTTATCTGTACGTATGCCATCATCTACATACACAACTGTATTAAGGAGCTCTGTTGGGTCAGGGATAAGTATAGGTGCAGAGCCAGTAGAGCCATGATAGACAGTAGCATCCCCAGTAGGACTATATGTAAAAACGTAATCCTTTTTGGTGTAGGTAACTTTAATCGCATCTGTAACATTCTCATCTGGTGTGTCGTATATTGCATCAGTCTCATCATACTTCAACAGTCTAAACTGCTTACCGTATGTCTCCCACTTGTACAGCTCCCATGTAGAGGTATAGCCTGTAGCGTTCTCATCGCTTACTATACTTATACTATTGAGGTCTATCATATCCTCTGGAAAGTTGTAGAGGCTAACCCCATTGACTATAGAGATACTAGCAGTAACTACGTTCTCTCTGCCTATCTCCTGCATCTCTCTGAAGAAGTCCTTAGTGTAGGCAATTACGTATCCTACCTCTTTTGATTTAACTCGTTCTAATAGTTCTAATAGTTTCATTGTGACTCCTATGTTACAGCTAAGTATTCAAGTGCAACACCATCGCCAGTAAAAGCAGAACCATCAGGATTAAACCCCCTAGCTACAATCTGATGCCTGGCTCCATCTACAACCTCATTTAGGCCAGTCAAGTCTCCGCCAACAACAAATGTAGTCATACTTAATGACTCTGATCCAACTGGCAAAGCTATGCCCTGTCCTGGCCTTAGCCATGCAATTTCAAAATAGTGATGAATTGGAGTCCCCCCACTAGTTACATATCCAGCGGCAAACGTGTCAGAGTATGCTGTTATTCGTACAGCAACTAATATACAAATACTAGAAGATGCCCCAAGCTCTGTATCAGATACATATGTTCTCCCAGTATTCTTTATATATAAGAACTTTGGTGCTACTATAGGGTCTTCAGGTATAACTCTTGTCACTCCTGAGCATTCTCTGTAATTAGGAGATTTATCTTTCCATCCTTGTTCTTCAACCGTGCCCCCATAGCTAGTTACGTCTAAACTTTCACCACCACCACTTAATCTCCTACCAACCTCACTAGCTACTATATCTTTAGTATCATTGTCTTCTGTCGTTAAGGACTCTATAGGCGTAACGCTAGTTCTAAACTTTATTCTGTCACCCATTACTTATCATCCTTTCTAGCAAATGGTACAAAACCCTTCTCATATCTCTCATTAAGCATAGTACGCTGTAGTCCTAGTTGCTGTAGCTCTGCTTGAAACTTCTGTAGGTCTGTAGAGAACTCTTGCACTGCGAATGCTACTTCCTGCTGGTACTTGGCTACATCGCCTTGGAACTCCTGTACCTCAGCTTGTAACTCTGACTTAGTACCTTCTATCTCTATCTGTAACTCAGCAGTATACTCTGCCATTGATTCGTTAAACTTGTTAAGCTCGTTCTGTATATCTGCCTGATAGTTTACAAGCTCTTTAGCTATCTGGTCAATCTTTACTGCACCACGTTCTAGGTCCTCTGATCCATCAGTATCTACATAGGTTTCAAAGTCAGAGAAGTCAGGAGTGTAGACAGGTTGTGTATAAGTAGGTGGCGTATTAGGTATAGCCATTAGTCCACTGAACGAAGGAGCTGTAATAGTAGTAGGCTCTGTTACCTTTGCACCTAGAGTCTTGCCAGCTATTCTCTCTTCTAATCCTGTAATAGCCGCATATAGTTGTATAAGTGGACGTATGCGATAAGGTGTCTGAGGCATTGCCGCCTCTGTGTATGTACCTAGTCCATGATTTATAGTAGGCACTGCGATGTGCTTAAAGTGAGAGTATTGTCCAGAAGCTAGAGTTGGCTTGATATATGCAATACCGTCCTCTATCCAGTGCTTAGGATGCTTACGAGTAGGAGTTTTAAGACTGCCACTCTCTGCTACCCATGCCGCTTCATTGTATGGTATCTGCATAGAATCATAACCATCTATGTCTGCACCTATAAGTATAGCTGTTGATGCACCTGATAGTAAAGTAAATGAGCCAGTCGCATTGCTGGCACTGCTAGACATCTCTAGTACTATAGGAGCTTCTACTATTTGAAGTCTATTAAGCACATCTAGGAATGCTTCCTCTAGCCAAGATGTCAAAAGGTCAGAGTCTGTAGTGGCTCCAACCAGTTCGTCTATTTGCTCTTTTACAGTCTTAGCCATAGTGTATCCTGTGATTGTTGTTGAAGGTTAGCAAGGAAAGGAAAAGGAAAGAGGCTCCCCACGAATGAGGAGCCTGAGGTTTGTCTATCTAGTCTGTATCAGTAATTATAGCAGACCCATCTGAATCTGCTCCAACACCTATTATCATACCCTCTATGAACCACTCTGTAGCGGAAACACATATCAATGAGAGGAACGATCCAGCCGCTCCACCACCGTTTGCAAGGTTAGAGTCTAGTGTGATGGTATTGTTATCAGCCGCACTCGCTAAAGCATAGAAGTTAGTATTGCTAGCAGTGTCGGATACTTGATCTGCGACTATCTGAATCATGCCTATTATCATGTCTCCAGAAGTATCAGTAGTATCTCCAGTGGTAATAGTATAACCACTAGTATTGCTAGTCTTAACTAAAAACTTATACTTTACCCCTATCATATCAGATGAGCATAGAGGTAATGTTATTGCTACTGCGGATGCCGACTTATCCAGTACAAACACTTTACCGCTATCACCCTTACTAAGAGTTTTATCGGCTGTGATTGATTCTAGGAAGTTATTTCTCCACGTTGGAGCTGCACCTAGCTTAGCCATCTACGACCCCCTAACTAGCGTTTACGAATAAGGCTGTACCATCAGAGTCTGCATCGCCGGTGAATATAACACCTTCTACAAACCACTGTGTCGCTGATACGCATGTTAGCGTCAGCCAACTACCTGCTTCACCGCCAGTATCGTCAAGGTTTCCATCAAGATCAATAGATGAATCATTAGTAGCTGGGACAATAGATCGTCCATTCGCTCCATTTGTAGTACTTGATATTTGAGCCGCCGTCAAGACTAGCATGCCTATATACATATCGCCAGTAGAGTCGGTAAGATCGCCAGTGTTTATAGTATACTTATTGTCATTTGCTGTCTGTACAATAAACTTATACCGAACACCTATCATGTTAGCAGAACATACTGGCAAGGTTATAGCTAGCAGTGATGTGCTATTAAGTAAAAAGACTTTACCACTATCACCTTTAGTTAATGCTCTTGCGGCAGTAAGTTCTTCTATGTAGTTTTCGCTCCATGCGGCAACTGCACCTAATTTAGCCATTAGTTACTCCTTACTGTCTAAAGTGGGCTACATAAATGTAGTCAACTGTTAAGATGACATCCGAACCATTTGCGGCATCACCGTTTATTTCAAGTACCGGATACAACGCTGTAGTAGGAGTAAAGCCTCCACCTGTAAGCGTCTTGTATAAAGTTCCATTAACAAAGAACTTGATAGTGTTTGCATCCTGTGATACCTCTATTCTTAGGGTCTGGTATACGTCTGCTACTGGAGCCACGCCAAGTGTACCACTAGTAGTGTCGTCAGTGCTAGTGTCTACAGCTATACCCCACCATTCGGCAGTTGTCATGCGTGAGTCGAATACGAAGCAAGCCGCATCTGTAGCGGTAGAGGTTATAGCTAATAATGCTACGCTGAATGGTTCCTCTAGAGCCTGTGTATCAGTAAAGCCAATATTGACAGAACATGTAAGAGCACTAAGTTTAACCCTAGCTTCCATTACTAATCCACCATAGCTAGCTTTAATGGGTATCTTACTGACTAGCAAGGAGGCATCTACAGCAACAGTTCCATCACCGTCGCCTGCTGTAAGAACCGCAGTTCCACCAGTAGCTACTGTAGCAGGTACTTTAGGATCTAAGGCATGATTGTCAGTACCAGATAGGCCAATGAACCAATCGTCGTTTCCTAGAGCTCTCTGCTCTAAGAAGTCTTCAAACATCTCTAAGTGAGATGCGTTATATCCAACTAATGCTTTCATCTGCTGGCCTGTGCCTACAGCGTCAGGTGCAAAAGCGATATTATATTTGTTGTCTGGAGCTGGTGTCTTCATTATCTATCTCCTTACAGCCAAATAGCCATGCGTTCAGGTGCACCAAATTCAAAGCCTGTATCAGTTTCTATCATATCTACACGATAGGACTCACCGCTATTAGCCTTGTTCTTCACATTTGGATATACGTGAACATCTAAGTTAATACCATTACCAATCAAAGGACGAATCTTTGCTTGGCTCATATCTATACCCACCATCTTGATCTGTGAACGATCCAAGTGAATATCTCTCATAACATGCATAACTGTACCATCTACAATTATCTTACGTGCTTTAACACCACCGATAGAGGCCCAGCCTTCGTTAGACAGTTCAAAGTTAGATGAAATCTCAACGTTGTTCTTAGTGTAGCCAGCTTTCTTACCAAACCAGTTCCATACAGGAGTATTACAGTAGTAGTGAATGCGTGTCTGAGGATCAAGTGCGAAACGTGGATCATTGTAAGCAGACATGTCTTCAAGGAAGTCGTCACAGGTCTTAGCGTTAATATCTAGCAAGAACTGATTACCGTTGTTCAGGATGAAGTTCAGTACGCCCTCTGTATAGGTATTGCCAGCAGAGTCCTTAAACTGTTCACCCCAGTAGGCTGTATCACCCATCTGCAAGTTAAGCTCTAAGAACTTAGTACGCCATTCCTCTTTCCAAGGATTACCCTCGTATTTGAGACGTGTAGCCATAGCTCTGTAAGACATCTGAGCCCAGCGTTTGAAGTACTGAGTATAACCGTAGTCTGTAGAGTATGGATTTTCACGGAAGGTATCAGCACCATAGCCGGACAGTTCATGATAGGCAGAGCCCATAATGTATGAACGAGCAGGTTCTAACTTCTGTGCAATAGAGCTAGAGCCAGTACCATGCGAAACGTCGAAAGGCTTAGCATTGGATGAGCTCCATGTACTAGAGTTACCTATCAGTGATGTAGGAGCTAGATATGCGGCGGCAGGTTGCTTAACTACACGGACGTTAAGTATCATTGCATCGCCAATCTGAGTAGAGCCAGTATCATCATAGACTGTAAGCGTGAAAGTAGAAAGAATGCGTACAATAGCATAGTCAGCAACACTACGAACAGTGCTAGCCGGTGTAATTGTACCAGTAGGAATACGTACTGTCATATCAGGGAAAAACCAAGCGGGCTTAGTACCAGTTTCACCTGCTATAATCTCATGGCCAGCAGTGTTAGTGCTATTAACAATAACGTTCTGCAAGTTACCAGCAGTCTTATAGTCACCCATCATCAAGATAGACTGTTCGCCATCTGCGGCTACTATAGTACTGTTAGCGTATGTATCTGCACCAAAGCCTAAGTCAGCGGCTAGGATGCCCTGCATGAAGGTATGGTCTGTACCAGTAGTCAAGCCAGTGGCTGTTGCTACTGCTGTCGTGACAGTCTTATTAGCTTCTACCAGTTCGCCTAGTGCAGTCATTCCAACTACATAGCCATACTGCTTAAAAGGTACTGCTTCACGTTTGTAAGTGTATTTGAACTCTGCGTCATCCGTAGGGACTTTACGCATCATGTTCATGTGATGCAAAAATGGATCACGTGCATAGGAAAGTTTAGTGAATGACTTCCCAAAGTTGTAACCTCTCCGTAAATCACCAGTATCAAGGGTTACGGACCGACCGGCTCTACTAGCTACATCAGCTTGATTCAACCCAGCTAGAGGAGAGATTACAGTACGAGGAGTATCACCATAAGGTCGAGTAATTCCAGAATAATCTTCTGCCATTATTATCTCCTTTGACCCTGCCTACTATATGTAGGTCTAGCCAAAATCTGTATCTTTATCATTAAATTTCGATTCATCAACGCCAAACGCAATACCGAATAGAACGTCGTCGCTCATAGTAGTACGTGGTAAGCCGTTAAGGTTAGCGATCGTAGGAGTAGTGTCTCTTTGTAGATGCTCAGTCTTCTTCTTCTCGGCTTCTGTCATGGCGTTCTTTACGATAGTATCCATATTCATCATCTTGTAGAAGTCCTCATGTGTCCAGCTTTTGTTACGAGCCTTCTCCTCAAAGTCGTCCATCTTTTCATCAGACAGTTTATACTTATCTTGGAACTTCTGCCTATCACCTAGTATAGCTCTAGAACTTTCCCTTTGCTCAGCTTCCTTACTTTTAGCCTCTACAAGTTTAGCGGCTTCGAGTTGGATGCTAGCCCTATAGTACCTACCAGAGTCTGAGTTAGGATTCTCTATGGCATCTTGTGAGTCATAGACAAAATCATCTCCTAGCTTCAGTGCTTCTTTAAGGTTTCTAGGGACAGGGCCAGTAGGCTTGTCCTGTACAGCTTCTAGCTGTGCTCTAAGTTGGGCATTCTCTCTAGCGAGCTTTGTACCCTCAGAGCTAGATGAATCATATCGTTTATCTAAGTTATCCAGCCGTTTAGTTAATTCTGCTATCACCTTGTTATCGGTTTCTTTACCGCCCTTGTTATCAGTGGCAACGGTCTGTACGGAAGGTATCTGGTTCTGTGCAGGGGCAACTTCAAATTCGTTGCCTACTGTATTAGCATCTAACGCACCAAAAATCTCATCAGAGGTGATGTCGTTTGGTTTCGGTCCGATGTTTGCCAGACGGGCTTCCTGTTCTTTTATAGCGTCGTCTAAGAGGTCTACACCAGAATTGTTATCTTCTATAGGTGTCATTACTTATCCTTTCTTTGCTTCTAATTTATGGCATACAGTCATAACGAGGCAACGCTTATTTAGTGTCAGTCTTAGGTTTAGTTTCTACCTCTACTGACTTCTTTAGCTTTGCTTCATTCAATATCTGCTGTAAGTCCATGCTGAAATTCTTTAGGGCATACTCAGATTCTTTCTTCATCTTATCTCGTAGCGATCTCTGCATAGCTTCTGTCTCTAGGGTATCCTTCTTCTGCTCAGCTCCTAGCACCATAGTATCCTTGGCTAGGTTGCTTTGCATAACCTGACGACTGAGTGTCTGCTTGTCACCTTCTAGTGATTTGATCTCTGATTCTAGTTGTTCTATTCTGCCCATCATCTGCTTCATCTCACCGAAGCGATCTAGTATCTGTTGCTTATTTGGTATATCAGTCACCTCTAGCATAGCAATCTGGTCTATAAGGTGCTGGTTGAAGTACTCGAAGTACTTAGCTTCTATAGCTTCTTTGTTTACTGGGAATAGAGAGTTAGCTACCTCTACTACGTCAAACTGTGCAGATGCGTAGTCGAAGTACTTACCCATAATCTCACCAGTGCTCCAATCCCACATAGGAGTATTGATCTCTACCTGTCTGTCAGATGTTTCCTCTGGATTAGGAGATACTATCCTTATCAGCTTATGTTCTGTGTATACAAGCTGTGCTCTCTGCTTAAAGACTATACCTACTTGCCTAAGGGCTGGTTCTACAGTATTTATCATCCACTCACGTAAGCCTCTAGTACTCTGCTCGTCTCTCATCATAGAAGTGCGGAAGGGCTCATCCTTGTTCGTAGTAGCACCAAGTATGTTCTGATCTGTCATACCAGCGGTGTACGGTAAGTCCTGCTTAGACTCCTGTGTGATAGTAAAGAATGCACTATTGAGAGTGCCTGTCTGCTTCTCCTTAGGCTCAGGGAATCCAGGATTGTACTCTAGTAAACCACCGGGCATTGTACTCTGAGAGAACCATTGGCCGTAGTCTGTTACTGCACCCTTTTGGATGTATGTCTGTGGATTAGTAGTAAGATTAGCGTGATGTATGATTATCTGGTGAGCCTTGTTAATCTCCTGCTGTTTGCCTATGAGCGTCTTAGTTACGCCTATAGGGTAAGGGTTGCCATTATGCATGTAGGGTACTGGTATAATAGGATACTCTGTAATGTTGAGAGTCTTATCATAGAGGAAGGTGTCATCGCCTACGGATACTGTAACTTCTATCTGAGGCTTGAAATAGTCCTGTTTACTTACTACACGGCTTCTGAAGTCTTCCTGTTCAGATAGTGCTTCAAACTCTGTTAGGGTAAACTCTCTACGCTCTAGTTTAGTTTTTTCGCTTCTAGCTGATGCATATACCTTATTTACTTCCTGTTCTATAGCGGCTAACCCTTGCTCTCTTTGCTTAGATAGCTCAAGTACAGCTCTCTCCTGTATGATCTGGCCTGTAGCTACAGCTTCAGCTAGAGCTTTCTCTGTCTCTAACATCTTAACTTCAAACTCTGCTACCATGTCAGCCTGTACCTTTTTAGCAAAGTCCATTATCTGCTTTAGCACTTCCTCATCTGGTGGTACTTGCATAAGTGCAGATACATGCTTAACCTTGACCTTCATGTAGTTTTCATAGTACGGTATGACATCATCGTATTCAGCAGTAACAGGGTCCATAGAGTTACCCTCGAAGTCAGAGCTACCTTCTTCTGCTCCAGAGTAGTGCTCGTTCATAGGTATAGGAGTTCCTGCGGCAGTCTTGATAATATCTTTAAACTGTGGCAACCTTTCCATCATAGCTCGTCTGTTGTAGTTCTTAGCTATTAGGATAAAGCCAGCATCTCTAAATAGTATATCTCTAGATGAGGGGTCTATAACTACGTCAGATGGGTGTAGGCTGTCAAACATGACTTCGCCCATACCTCTATCTGCGTCAGGGTCCTCATACACAAACCAGTAGCCTAGCCCTCTATTAAGAGAGTCCTGTATGATCTGCCCATGTACAGACTTACCATTAGAGATGTCGAAGCAGTAATCAGAGATAGCGTTATGAATGTATGCTATATCACTGTCACTACCCTCTCTACCTACTGATCTCCACCTAGGAGAGTTGCTAGTAAGGAAGTACTTCATAGTCTTAATGAGAGGAGTAATCCGGTTTATAGTGAAAGTAGGCATATCAGCGTCTTGTAGGGCTTTTAGCTCTGCCTTAGTCAACTGCTCATCTAGGAAGAATCGCTCTGAGGTATCAGCTCTCCACTCCCAGTGCATCCTATCTGAATTGTTACCATAGTCGAACAACTGCTTATTAATCGTCGCCTTAGTTTTACCTGAACTTGAGCCATCTCGCTGTGTTGTCTGTGTAGTCATGCTGTTACCCAACTTTTCTTTTTCATTAAGGGTTTCTTTCTAAATCTATCGTATCTACTGCTCTTTTGTGCTTCTATCTTTTCATATCCCTTAGGTGGATGTGCATATAGGTTAGCGAAGTAGAATGACTCCATAACATCATCATGTGCCATCTTAGGACCAAACGAAATAGTCTGGCCTATAAGCGTTGCCTGATGTTCTCTGTAGTATATCTGTCCATTAGTGTACAATGGGTTCATAAAGGAGTATATCTTGTTATGCTTATCCCTGCCTGCTGAAGGTTCAGGTATGATAATTATGTCGTATCTGTTCGTAATCTGTTTGACATTGTTCATGTCTTGCATAATAGAGCGTGTCATTGCCACGTCCTCTACTGTCCCACTTTCACAGTGGTATCTGTCGTACATGTCGATAATCTTGTCTACTGTACCAAATTTGTCAGGATCAATGAGTATTCCTGTCTCAGAATTGCGTATACCAGCACTGGGAAGGCTTATATGGTGATATGTTTCCAGCGTATACCTGCGATTGAAGGAATCTACGCCTACAACTGATATTGCTGTAAAGTCTGAGGTCTTAGTTTCGATGTCTGTAGCTGGGTCACAGCCTAGGAAAGTGTTTATAACGAAGCGTTCACCGTTTATAGTTAGATGAGAGTATCCACCCTCTTCATCGTATCCATACATACCGTCATGTATGTGGAAATGCTCCCTTGTCCAGTTTGCTATGCTCTCAGATGCTACATCTAGCTCGTACTCCTGCCAGTATAGCTCCTCTTGCCCTGTAGCCTTGTACTCTGCTAGCTTTTTATTGAGCTTAGCCCTGTTCATCCACCCTTGCCAAAGTACTCCTCCAGGTAGTGTAGGCTGTGTAGCTCTCCATACTAGTAGCCTCCAAGGATATGCTTCTAAAGCGGCAGGGTCGTCCTTCATCTTTTCCCACTTCTCTAGCATATTCTGTATGAAAGCATCGCCATGTACCGGAGTGCCTATAGCAAAGAGCCTGTTACCCTTCTTACTAATGTCAATAGCAGGTAATATACCAGCTAGTAGCGTCTTCTTTAGAGCTTTTCTACTTGCATGAGTCTTAGTGTTCTCCTCGTTCTCAAAGTCATCGCAGAATACTCTAGTGAAACGTACTGCACCGTGGTCTATCGTAGCCTCGGTCTTGCCTCGGATGGACTTTAAGTTGGAAGATGACATAAGCCTGTCACCATAGACTGTAGTAATATCTTCCTTGTTCCAAGTAGACCCCTTCATACTCTTATCACCGCCAAAGAAGTGAGCAATCTTCCTATTCTCAGTTAGATGCCTAGATACGTACTTGACATTATCCTTAGAGTCGTCCTGAGACTTAGATACCCATGCGTGGAATAGTCTATCTTCTGGATCATCTGTAAAGCCCCATCTCTCAGCCCAATGAGAGTAGCAAAAGTCGTGTATGATGGATGCTTTAATTAGGGTAGTCTTGATATGTCCTCTAGGTAGAATGATACAGCAGGGTTTCATAGAGTCACTATTGATCTCGTCAGCCATAGTATACTGATATTCAGCAGGTTGAGACTTCATAAAGTCGCCGGGCAAGAACAGTCTACCAAACGCCATTAAGTCACCATAGCACTTATGTAATGCGGCCTCAGCTTCTGAAGCTTTATACGGTGCTACATGGGGTGATGCTATCATAGTTCGAGGTCTAAGCCTACGTCTACGTCTAGGTCTAAGTCTAGAAGTAAGTCTTGCTCCATGCCAAAAGTTCTGTCCTCATCGTCTTTATCGCACTTAGAACAGAACAGATCATCACCTTGTACTGGCTTATCGCACATCAAGCAATGGTTAGGCAGTGGCATTAGTACTAGCACCTTCCTCAACAATCTCAGCGTCTTTTGTAGATAGTTGCTCAAAGTTAGGCTTCTCAAGGTCTATCTGTTCTCCGTTATGTTGAAATAGACTTTCAGCAGGGATAACACCACCTCCAGGTATTAGAGCCTCCTGCTTCTCTTCCATACCAATATAGTTAGCCAAGTCCTTTATAGCTGATAACTTAACATCGTCACGCCTAGACTTTTCTGCTATCTCTTTAGTATTTACCATTATGTATCTTACGTCTATCTCAAGGTCTTTAGCAACTGCATCTATTTGTGTTTGTAGTAATCTCATTACTCTCTCCTGTCTGAGTAGTAGCATAGCTTTTTGTCTAGCGAGTCTAATGTTAGTGCTTTGAACACCACCTACATACTGCTGGTATGCTTTAGCTATGTTCTGTCCATTTAGTATAGCCATCACAAAGCTTACTTCTCTGTGTGAAATCTTCTTCCTGTTTATAATACGCTGAGAGGCACTTTGTAGCGGTTTTCCTCCGAACTTATAGCGATTGTCTATCTTGTTAAAGTCTGTAGTCATAGTGTTAGAGTTGGTACATACGAAAGTTCCTACTATTGTACCCTTGTATCCTTTAGCAAACTTGTATCCGCTAGAGTCACCATGATGCCCTATGGTATTCTTACCTCGTAGTACTTGACAGACACCGCCGTCGTCTCCTTGCGTCCAATCACCTATCTGTGCTACTTTCCAGTTATCTATAAACTTAGGTATAGCTCCACCTTTAGACATAAAGAAAGTCTCGAAGTCGTCCTTAGAGTTGAAAACATAGTGAGCTTTGCCACGTATACTCTCATATCTGACAGTTACTCCTAGTATGACTTCCTCTATGTACTTTCTCATTTTACTTTTACGCACCAATCTCTAACTAGTAAGTCTTCCATCCTAGGCATCCACTTTGCTTTTGTGACCTTATAGTCTATTGTAAACTTTTCTCCATCTAGTTTAACTTCAGGATAGTTGTTTGCTAGTGGGACCCAAGCTTTCCTAGTAACTGCTATACCCTCACGCATTATCTCTAGAGCGGCTCCAAAGGACAAGTTCTCAAAGACTACCTCGACCTCTATCTGATCTGTATAGCCTTTAGCCTTCTTCAACTTACATCTTCCTTGCGGGGAACTATCTTAGCAACAAGAGGTCCGTCTGGTGTCTCCTTTGTCCAGTAGTAAGGCAGAGGTGCAGAGTCGTCGTCTATGATGTGAAACTGTGGAGAGAAAGCTATGTACTCGAACTGCTTGTTGTGGAACATGTGCTCACACTTGACTACTACTATCTGCTCCATTATCTCCTTGACCTCTTTAGACCATATCTGCTTGTCGAATATGTTAAATACGCCGACTCTATTCTCTCTCGTCAGGGCTTCTACTTCCTTTTTAGGTAGCTCTGGCTCTGCTGTAGTGACAGGAGGGGTAGGGTTTATCCTTGCAGGCTTCATGATTGGTTTCCCGTCGGCATCTAGTAGTCCGGTAGGCTTTACATTGCTCATGTTACGTTGGTCCTTTACTTAGTTTCTCGTTAGTTTTGACGAGGATAATATACAAGTCCCCAAGTCTATTGCCCAACACTTTTTTCTATAAATTTTAGAGCCTTCTACCTAATCCATCTAGCAAGCTCATCTACTGCATAGTCTATCTAAGTTAGAACTCATAGAGTAGAGCTCCTAGTAACCTCTAGTCTACCCTTCTAGCTAGTTGAAAGTAGTATGTAAGAGCGAGCCCTGCGAGCGATGCTAGGTTCTGGCGAGGTTGCGAGCTATAAATATATTACTCTTTCTTAAATATAGACGAGCACGAGCATAAAAGCAAGTAAAGAATATAATACTTGTAAGTACTTACTTAACAGTAAGATATCTAAAGGCAACCTGACGGTAGTGAGAATGGGCTAGTAAGTCCAACTAGACGCTTAGAGCTATGAGAAGATGCATCTATTTAACTAAGTCGAGCAGGTTTGCCAGCCGTTTAGAGGTAGGAGATAGGGGCTAGCAGGTGCGAGGAGAGGTGGTAGGAGAGAGTATACGACCCGTTTGTGTGGAGCATGGGCGGTACGTCGTGCGGTAATACTCACAACCCATACCCCTTGAATCTCGGTTTCCATTTTGCACTTTTACGTTGCAACTCATTTGTGTTGCTCCTATAACTTACTTCGAAAGGACCTGTTACTATGTTTACTATCAAGCTTTATTCTGCAAAGATTGACGAGTTCGACGAGCTAATGCAAGCAGTCACTGACTCACCTAAGGGCTTTGATGACCCTGCACTCAATGGCGAGTGGCAACGTGTCACTACTGATCTGCCTCTGACTCCCGACTCTAGGGATACTATCTCTGCTACTATCGACAGGCTAGTTGCTGACGGCATGTACGTTGGCGGTAGCGTTGAAGGTGCTACTACTGACAGGCGAGAACTTGAATCTGTCTGCGAGAACGTGCAACGCAAGCTTGGTCTAGGTATCTCTGCCCTGTTCCATCCCAAGATTAAGGGTGAAGAGCAGTCTCAGGTGCTCAAGGCAAAGCTGTCTAGCACAAGGGCACGTGGCTGGGCTAGCGACCCTCTATCTGGTTTGGACGACAAGCCTTGGATCTAACTCTGTTCATGGTGCTCCTACTTCGGTGGGAGTGCCTACTCTGCTCTCACTTCGCAAGAGGGGTGAGCTAGGAGCTTTATCCTACAGTTATACTCGTAAATCATACCCTACAGCAATACTCGCTAGACAGGCATAACATAGGGTAAAAGCTAGCCCTAACCACTATACTTTACAAGGAGATACGGCATGAATAGTAGAACTGAACATTCTTTGCCTCATAAGCTAGTTGATAAGCAGTACGATGAACTTGTCTACCGGAGGCGTAGAGTTAGACAGTTTAGCATCATCATGATGAGTGTAGGAATATCCGCCCTGCTCTCTTTCCTTATACTCTACGCTATCTAGAGCACTTGGGACGTACACTAGCCTAGACCTACTCTCTGCACAACTTACACTTCCCTTCCTCGCAATTTTAACTAACTAACTAAAGGAGATATGATGCCTAAAAGAACTATAAGTACCAGCAAAACTGCAACAGGTAAGCCCACTGCAATGATCGTAGAAACATTACCGCTAAAAGGTAAGAAGAATCGCAGGGGTGAGCCTTGTATGACCTCTGAGACTTATCACACTATAGATGGTAAGCGTAAACCGCAAAAGCCTGTAGTCTCTAAGCCTATAATAAGCTAATGCCACCTATAACTGATATACATTCTAAGCCAAACACTGATCCTTGTGGCACTTGTAAACACTACACTGAGGAGGACTTATACTCACCGCTATGCACTAAGTTTAGTATCCCTGTAGACAGCGATGAGATAGAGTGGTGTGGAGAACATGCCCCACAGCCTGATGGATTTGATATAACACGTAAATATTGCTAACCTAATTGACTAACTCCTCCACTTGCCAGGGTAGCAGTGCATGCACGGCTGACATATAAACTGTCTAAAGCTACCCCCTTTTAACTCTTAACTAACTGGAGATACTATGCAAACATTTTGGCTAATACTATTCATCTACCTATTCATGACAACAGTAAGACCTAGCGTAAGTGTAGGCACTAACACAGAAGGCTTGATTGTTTTCACAATGGACCTACTAACCTCTGTGCTAGGTGGCTTTGTCATAATGAGCCTAATCAACTAACTGGAGTAACAATGAAGCTAACAGACGAACAACGCACAGCCATAGAACGTACTAAGCTAATGTGGCAGTGGATAGATGAAAACGGAAGGTCTAAGCAGGCATGGGTAGATGGCACTAGACCTAAAGAGATACCTAGACCAGTAAGCAGTGCAACATGCTACTTATGTGATGTAGCTAGCTCATGTAATAGCAGTGCAATCTGTGTATTACCTGATGATTACAGGAGAGATAGGTGTAACCGTGTTTATTCACCTTGGTATTTTTATGGGTCTTCCCAATACAAGGAAGCTGGTGAGTTGATGGTAAGAATTTGTGATGAACTACTAGCAGATGATAGTGGCAATGGCAAACCTAAGGAGATAACTAAATGAAGAAAGTAACAATCAAAGCATCATACATTGATGACGGAGACAATGTGCAAGAGTGCGATACCTTTACCGTAGACAAGATAGACAATACTGTAATAGCTGGTGATCTGATCACATGTTTGCCCTATTAGATGATATAGAGTCTGACATTGAGACTGTGAGCGTATGCGTAGTGAATGTAAAGCCTGAACGAATATACCCTTACTACAGTGTTACAAAGAATGGTAATAGAATACTACTGTTTACCAAACCTGAAACAGCCACACCTATATGGGTAGATGATAAAAGAGACCCAAGAGATGAGACTATACTAGGAAAGTCTGAAGGTGGCTATTGCGAACATAGCTTCAAGTACTATCCATACTCAAAAGGTATACCAGTAAGAAATTAACCTGACAGATTTGGGTCTAGCTGTAACGTACACTCCCTATCAAGTTGTTTGCATAAAATCAACACGTACAATAGACAGCTAGACCTGATTAACTTAACTAACTGGAGGACTAATGTGCCTAAAGAAAATAACTAAAAAAATAAACAATGCTAAAGATAGAGTAGCCTACAAGATATTCTCCTTACAAAGCGGAGAGCTTCACAACATGTACAAAAACTCTAAAAAGCCAGCCAAGGGTGGATATATCAAAGATGTAGAGTATGAGGCTAGTGGACAACTTGCTAGTGACTTTATGCTTTCAATTAACGATAAAAGTAACTCTTACCGACTAGGCTTTCACTGCTTTCCAAACAAGGCTAAAGCATTAAGAGCTGCTAAACTATCTATGAAGCTAAGACAAAGTTTTGTAAAGAGAGGTTATACAGTAAAAAGAGAACATCTCGTAGTTTATAAGGTTACGATTAGCGGTAATCTTGTCTACGGTAGTCAGGATATAGCAGTGCTGCAGGTTGGTAGATTTGACCATAAATATGTTGAATTTAAGTCTGTCTCTACTCAGTACATGACTATAGTAGGAGAGGAACTATAATGTGTCTAAATGAAGTATTTAAAACCGATACACTACACAAGCCTACTAAAGCTTGGAAAGTATTTAGAGTTATTGATGGGGTTCTACGATCTACAAACTAGAGCTAGTAAAGCTAAACTAAAGTAGGGCCAGAGGATATAAGCAACTTCTACATAAAGTTCAATGCCTCGGCCCTACATATCTACATTCGCTAACTAAGGAGACAACTATGTTTAGAAACAGAGCCATACTTGTAGAGGCACGACAAGTAGCTGAGACTATAAGGTGGAATGTGTCATCATGTACTAAAGCTTGGCATATATCTAATGACATACTAAATGCTGTAAATATACGTAATGTACGAACCCTTAAAAAGCTTAAAAAGAAGCATATCATACTGTGGGAAAAGTACTACACTACTTGGAAGATAGAGCATAAGGAGCGTAGGTAATGAAGCGTAAAGAAATAGTCCTACTTATCTCTGAGGATGAATCTGTAAAGATACAACAAGCTATCAAGTACTTAAAAGCTTTCAGTAGAAGGTCTAAGACTCTAGGCATAGCTCTTAAATGGTTTATGAGAATATCCTGTGTTGTTGGCAATGATGTGGATTGCGAAGAGCAGTAAGGACCGGCTAGAATAGCTCAGTTGGCAGAGCACCTCTTTTAATATGTGGATGGCACTATTAACGTAGAGGTTGTCGTAGGTTCGAGTCCTACTTCTAGCCCTAATAGATGGTAGCAATACCATGTCTCCGGTTAGGATGGGGAGAGAGTGTGAAGCTCTTTCCCCGTTTTTACTAGTAGATAACAAGAGGAGTAACGGTGAACAAATCAATAGTAGACATGTCCTTCAAGGCTATGAAACTAGAACTATACACTATCATAAAAGCTAGAGGTGAGCTTGTATCAGAGGGTAGGTATATACATCATGGACTAGTAGGAGCGAAAGAACGTAATCAGGATGAAAATGGACAAAGGTATACTTCCTACAACATATACGACACCTCGGTAATTGGAAAAAAGTATCCTAGAGTAACTAACAAGTACTTTGTGTACCTAACTATACAGGACATGAGTAGAGAGGACTATGAAGATGAGGCTTGATGCACATAAGGTGGCTAGAGCTATAAAGAACCTTACTCCTACTGAGGCTGTAAAGTTTAGAAAGTTGTACATATCACCTAAGGATAAGATAGTAGCCAAGAATGCTGAGGTATTTCTACTAGATGTGCCTGAACTAGAAAAGCTTGGCGGTAGATTCGCTAACAATAACTAAGGAGACCAACGTGATTGAAATAAAATATGCTCACATAGAGGTGAGTAATAGCCGTATGATGATTGACACGTTCGTTATACCACCAGCAGTTAAGCCTCAACGAAAATACTCACACGTAACAGTATGTAATGTCATATATCTAGGCGTAGTAATACAAGGATATGCCTTTTGCTCACTAGAAGATAAGTTTGATCCTACTGTTGGAGTAAATAAAGCTAGAGAGCGAGTGTTTGACATACTACCACTAGAAATTAGAGAAAGTCCTGAATTACATAAGGACTACAAAGCATACATAAACTATAAAACGGAGAAACATAATGAATCTAAAAACAGCGATTGAATCATCTAAGCGTATATTCATCAGTGGTGATGCTACATTGCCAGCTAGTATGTCTATCATAGACGACATTGTAAATAGTATCAAGACTGACCCTATAAACTCTATGAATAACCCTATGATGCATGGCGTAGAGCGTACTGTCAATGGTGACAAAGTAGCCTCATGGACTCGTGGCAATAGAGAGGCTAGCAAATTACTACTCTTCTCTATATGTAGAGTACATACCTACGATGGTCCACTTACAAGCGATGACATAGACTTCATTCGAGCCTATCAACTGTTTGGCTATGTAGATAATCCTATAACTATGAACAAGTCAGACTTACACTCTATAGTATCTCAAGTGAGTAAAGCTATAGAAGATACTGCTGTGCTGTCAGTACTCTACGAGAGTTTCAACCCAGTAGATGAGCCTACGGTGGTACATAGGTCTGACGTTGCTCAAGCCCCTGAAAAGGTGGACCCTATACCAGTACAGCCTAAACCGGTAAAACCTCCGCAGACAACAACTGGGGTGGATAAAATTGGAAAATCTGAACCTAAATCCAAGCCAAAATCAGCCAGTAAACTGAAAGGAGCCATAGATGGGGAAAGCAAAGCTAACAAAACAACAGATGGCAAATGAACTAGCACAACGAGAGTATAATAATATGACTTCAGAAGATGTTATTACTCTATTACTAGATGGTGGTAAAGGATGGCTTGAGCTAGATGAGGATGAGCTGAAATCTCAATACGAGTATATTATTGATAATGGTATGCAATTAGATAGAGGTAATAAATGTTACAGATAACACAGATACACAAAGCGTTCCTTCTACATAAGCAAGAGCTGAACTACGACGCTAGATATAAAGATCATCCATTCCATCATCCTTCTGGTGCAGGTGGATGCTTTATGAAGCACAAGCACTCGCTAGATAAGACTCCTAAAGGTGGTAAAGATGCTAGAACTATGCGTCTACTTGATCTAGGTAACTTAGTGCATGACTCGTTTCAAGATGGTCTAACATGGGCCTACGAGAATCCTGCTGAGATGAACAGGCTACTACTACAAGCTGGCGACATGCCTGTACCTCTATATGGTAGAATATCTAATGAGGATAGAGTAGAAGTGCCAGAGTTTAGAGCCGCAGGATGGTATGATACGCTATGGATAGATGATGAAGAGACTAGTGCTATCATCTTTGACTATAAGACTGCTAAAAAGACTAAGTGGGCTCATGAGTTTCCTAATGCTAGGCAGAGCGACTTCCAGAAACGTATGAATAGAGAAGAGCTAGACAAGCGTAAAGGTGGATGGTTCAGTGGTTATGAGGCTCAACTATGTACTCTATATCACGGCTTACTTCTCAAGTATCCTACCTTAGAGCATGTTACACTAGTGCTAGGATGGTACAAGAAAGATGATAGTATATTCAAGTATAAGGTGCTACAGGCTGACGGTCAAGTGGTACATATTACTGAGAAGATACTATTCACTGCTTACCCTCAGATGAAGAATACTTGGTATCCTTCTAAAGCTCTAATAGAGTATACTAAGAACTACTGGGCAGAGCTAAATGATATGATAGATGACAATGAAGTATATCCTGGTCAAGTAGGATGTCCTATGGAGTCATGGGAATGTAAATGGTCTACTGGACAATGCGACTACTATGATGCATGTAAAGCTATTGACCCATCACTTTTCACTAAGTAAGGAGATAGGCAATGAATCACTACAGGCTTTGGGATACGCATAATAATTGCTGGTTAGACCCTATAATATTCAACATACATTGTAAAACTGGTTGTGTCCAGCGAAACATGACCGCAGGCTTTATAGGTGGAGTTATCTCTGAACGGCTTACTGGAGTAAGAGATGTAGAGGATGTTAGAATTTATGCTGGTGATATAGTACTAATACCTGAAACTCAGTTTAATGTTGAACTAGTAACAGAAGTAAGGTATTTTCCTCAAAGAGCCTCATATCTTCTGTATGTAAAAGATACTGGCACAACATGGTCTCTAGACTTTAGTAAAGAGATTAAGATAGTGGGCAATATACATGAAGGGATAGTAAGTAATGTGCTTATATAGAATAACGAATGCAAGAACTAGATCAAAGGATAATCCTATAATTGCTTATAAGTTCTTTGAGGTAAATAAAGCAGGTGGTATTCATGGTACTATACATGACCATACAGGCAAAAGTTTATACGATTACTTTTCTGGATACACATATAAGCTAGAAGAAGTATACACAGCCACTGGTCAGCTTATCTATAGTATGAAGTCTAGGGATTACAAGGCCGGATTCCATGCGTATAGGGAAAAGATGAAAAATAAGAAATATAGTACTACCTTCAAGGTTAAACTATGGGGGAACATCACTTATGGAGTAGAAGAATCTTGGCCGAATAAGTATGTCAAAGTAGTCTCTGCTGAGTTTATGGAGATAATAGGAGAGGCAGTCTAATGTGCTTATGGAAAGTAACCAAACCTGAGTATATAACTTCTGTACCTATTATAGCTTATAAACTATTCACAAAGATAGATGGTAAGTTGTATGGCTACTGGAGAAGTAGAGCAGGAACACCTATAACTATATCTGATAGAACTAAACCTTATGAGATAGGTAAAAAGTATACTGCTGTCAGAACTAGAGAAAACACTTACGAAGGACGACGCGTGAACTACATGACAGGCTTTCACTGTTATAAAGATAAAATAACCTTTAGTACCCTGCCTTCAACAACTCAATGCAAAGTAAAGCTATCTGGCAAAATTACTCTTGGAGCAGAAGGTATTACATTTCAAAAATCTACCATAGTAAGTCAATACATGGAAATACTAGAGGAGGTTACTTGAATATCACACTACCTAGTGGAAAAGAGATAACCCTCAACTCACAGCAGATAGAAGCCCTACACCTAATGTATAACTGGATAGACTCAGACGATAAGATGTTTACTCTAGCTGGCTATGCTGGTACTGGCAAAACTACTATCATTAATGAGTTTCTACAGAACATTGATAAGTCTATAAGAGTTGTGGTATGTGCTCCTACTCATAAAGCCAAAAAGGTAATAGCTAAGGCTACTAGAAAGACAGCTACTACTTTACATTCTATACTTGGACTAAAGATGGGAGTAGATCTTGACAAGTTTGATCCTCATAATCCTACTTTCATACAGAATGTTAATAAAGCCAGTATAGATGAATACGACCTTGTGATAATAGACGAGGCATCTATGATAAACTCTAGCCTGAAAGAGCTTATAGATAATACAGTAGAGGATAATGATACTAATGTACTATTTGTAGGTGACTCTGCTCAGTTACCACCTGTAAAGGAAAAGAACTCAGCAGTCTTTGATGGGAGTAATCATATCTATGAGCTTACTCATGTAGAGAGGCAAGATACCGACAACCCTTTGATGCTCATATATGATAGTCTAAGGGATATGATCTCTGGTCATAAGATTAGAACCAAGATTGTACTTGAGACTAATGTGATAGATGGTGGTGTAGGTATAGTCTTTGAGAAGAAACCCTCAGCATTTAAGAAGATGATAATAGCAGAGTTTCTATCTGATGATTATATAGATGATCCAGACCACTGCAAGGTACTAGCGTATAATAACTTAAAGGTAGAACAGTACAACAAGCTAATTAGATCACACATATATCCAAACAGTGAGAACCAGCTTGAGATAGATGAGCTGTTCATGTCCTATGATAGTATATACGATGGGTATATTCCTCTTATGGAAAACTCAGCAGACTATACTGTATTGGATAGGAGTGAAGAGCTTACTAACCCTGATGGTATAACTGGATGGTATGTGAAGTTTCAGGAAGTTGACAGTCAGAGAAGTCCTCGTAAACTATTCGTGGTAAAGAACGAGATACAGAACTTACGTGAGCTTGGAGAGAATGGAGCTGAACTACTAGCTATGGCTAAATCCTCTACAGGGTTTGCTAGAAAGACTAGATGGGAAGAGTTCTATAACTTTAAGAACCGAAACATAACCATGAGTGATGTATGCTTAGATGGTACTCTAGTATTATCTGCATCTATTAAGAACGGGTATGCTATAACAATTCATAAGGCTCAAGGTTCTACATATAATAAAGTGTTCGTAGATGCTAAGACTATAGCCGCCGCTAGAGATAGCGACACTAAGAACAGACTGAGATATGTAGCCCTAAGTAGACCTCGTAAATGTGCTGTAGTATACTCATAATGAAAGGAGATAATATTGGATAAAGCATTATCTGTAGTTGCAACTATGGATCGCACTCAATTAGATAACCTACAAGATGCAATACGATTACAGCATTCTACCATAAGCAAGACTGCTACGCCTAGAGCCTATATTGACAAGAAGATGGGTTTTGAGTATGTAGATAGAGCTTATATGCGTAATGAACTCGATAAGCAATTCCCTCTATGGAGCTTCAAGATAGTAACCTTTCAAGTGACCAACACTGCTATATTCATACATGGCAGACTTGAGTGGATAGACAACGGAGTTCCACGTGTAGGAGATATGCTAGCATCTCATAGAGTTGCCTACTCTAAGGAAAAAGGTGGTACAGTAGACGCTGGTAACGACTCTAAATCTGCTGTAACTGACTGTTTTAAAAAGGCTGTAAACTTTTACATAGGGATCGCTGACGACATCTATAGAATGATAGAGTTAGGTCTAGGTCAGTATAACTATGATAAACTTTCTAAGCTATTAGAGGATATTGGAGAAGATGCTCTAGAGAATAGTAAGCGAGGATGGACCTCTGCTGATTATTATGGAGCTCTTGATACTGGTGAGATAAACGATGCCAATGTGTATAAGACTTTTAGATACCTTGAGAATCTACTCATAAAATCTAAAGCTAGTATAGATGCAGTTGAGGCAGAAGTTGTAGAGGCTGAAGTCTCCGATGTTTGACGATATTCTTGAAATGCTACCGATTGATGCGTTATATGATGTCTCAGAATCCACAGGGATGCGATATAACAGAGTTAAACTAACCGATGTCAACACTGTGTCGGGTAAAACGCTACTGTCGTTTATACGGAAAAATGGTAAGGTTCTAATAGTAAACCTAAGTTACTTGGCATCTATGGCCGAGTCTAACAACCAACTTGAAGTTTTTCCATATAATAATGAAGATAGTAGCAACCCAAGTGTTGCATAGAGTTGACATCTTTTGTAAATTACTACGGCTGGAAAGAGCTGTAGAAACCGAACAAACGAAAGGAAACGAATGTTACAATTTTCCACGATTTTAGTTATGAAAGCTAAAGGTCATATAACTGAGAAAGCTATTGACGAAATGCTACGTGATAACCAACTGAATGTACCCGCTACGCAAACTGCCCTACGAGCAGTAACTGACGGATTTCTGTCACAGGAACTTGTCGATGGCTGGATTGCAGACGAGCTAACTAAAGCTAGTGCTCGCACTGCCAGTACAAAAGAAGGCTTCATAGCTGTCAATGGTTCTTTTGTTATTCCTTCACTTGTCATGGTAGGTGTAGGTCAGAAAGCTAACAACTGGACACCTGAAATGGACAACTTTAAAGTAGACTTTGATGCTCTGCTTGCAAAATACTCTGATGCTGAACTCATTGCTGAGTTTGATGAGACAGATGCTGAGGAAGTCGAAGAAGACTAAGGCTACATATAACGGTTTTAGGGGGCTGTGTGAAAGCATAGCCCCTTTTTAGTACCCTTAAATATGAAGGATGAACTTATAGGCTTCAACAGATTACTGGCAACAGTAGCTATAACTATATACACAGTAGCTTGTCTAACAGCTATCACCTTATCATGGATAGTGCCTGAAAGCAAGATTAACGGGTACTATATCATGTGTGACACTTCCTATAACATAGTCATGGATAGAAACTGGTGGTACAGAGATATCACAGTTTACAGAACCCATGATGCAGAACATTTTCTCTATGTGTACAAGACTATAATGCACATACATAATGATACCAATAGAAAGGAACTTGACTCTAATGAAAAAGTCAAAAGCTAAGTTTTCAGAATCCGATAGAAGTTATGTCATTCCTAAAGGCGTACTATTCCCAGCTCATGTAGTAAAAGCTGTATGTACAAATAAAGGTGATAGATATAACTATGGCCTACAGTTCAAGATTGCTCCAGAAGCAGAGATAGAAGTAGAAAAGGTTAAACTAATGACCATGAAGCCTACTTCTGATAAGCCTGTCCCAGTATTAGATGCTGATGAAAAGCAAGTAATATCTACAGGTAAACCCTTTGTAGGTCGTACTGCATACTATCACCGTCCACGCTCTATCTATGGTGGGTTCTCGTTCTTAGATCAAGACCTTCCAGAGAATGAACGCTGGAAGAATGAGGAATATGTCGACAACTGTGAGAGTATCGGCCTAGAGTTTCCTCGTAAGAAGGACAAGAATAAGAAAGAATACCGTGAGCCTATGATTGCAGAGCAGGAAGACTTGCTAGGTCGCCCTGCTATGGTACGCTTTGGTACAGTAGATATAGCTGACCAGAAGAAGAATGAAGATGGTGAGTATAGAGATACTGGCAAACGTCGGGTCTTCCTTGCTATTGTTGAAATCCTTCCTTGGGAGGGTGGTAAACAGATCGAAGTTGAACCAGAAGACAATGATATTGACAACTGGGATGACATGGACTAGATCCATTCAGGCTAGGGTAGTTCACGCTACTCTAGCCTGCTAACATCACCATGAAAAAAGCTATTAGGACTAAGCAAACTATATGCCCTCACTGTGGTATGGACACTACTAAAAAGGTAATGAACTATAGCACTGAGATACGTATAATAATGTCTACTAAGCTAAAGCCTACTAGAGATATAATAAAGCGAGTAGGTAAGCTGATAGATAAACACTTTCCACACCTATCCACCCAAGCCCACAGATACAAGTTTCTAACTAACCTTAAAGATGTAAAAGATGAGGATATTATCAGAGGATGTAGAGTCTACCTTCATGGCTCTCATTACCTTAAAAACAAAGGATATGCATACCTTATTGCTATCATAAAGAATACCGCTAAGGGCTCTGATAGGCAGAAAGAGTATGAGCGTAAAATGCTTGGTAAAGTACCAGGCAAAAGGAGTTTAGATGAAGTTCGTGAGTAATCACACAGAAGCAATGTTTAACGATGCACTGTTTCCAGTAAGGATAGATGCAGTACCCTTGTACAATCCTGCTACTGGACAGTATGAGACAAAGGAAACTGGTTATAGGATGATAGTCAGAGATGACACCAATGTTCCTATATCAGTAATGACAGATAAGTATAGGCTAGTAGAGAACAGAGAGCTGTTTGACGGTCTAGACAAGTATATTGACGAGGCTAACGGAGTTGTAACAGAGGTTAATAACTGGAACAATCGTAAGACCTCTTTCAAGATAGAGTTCCCTAACCCACTTAATGTAAATGGTGAGAAGCTTAAACCTACCATACAGCTAATCAATTCATTCAATGGTAGTAAGCTCATAAGTATTATAGCAGGTTGCTTTAGACTTATATGCTCTAACGGTGCAGTAGTAGGTGACATCATGTCTGATAAAAAGCTTATACACTTAGAAGCTAATAAGAGCTTAGATCAGCTAGGAGAGTACATACTCAAAGCCGCAGAGGAGATCATAGATTACATAGGCCCACAGCTTAATGAGCTTATGGATATAGGTATAACAGTAGAGACAGTCTTAGACTTTCTAGGCTTATACCCTCAGAAGCTACAGAACCTTATGCTAGATGAGTTTAATAGACAGGGAGCTAATAACATGTATGATCTATGGAATATAGGTACACGTGTATTTACTCACTCGTCTGATAGAACTAAAGAAACTACCCATGTAGCAGAGCATAAGTTCTTTAATGATATTCAAACACTTAAAGGTAAATTGATAGGAAGAGCGTAATGAATGATTTAACAGTACAAGGCACTAGTGAAGATCGTCAGGTTATAGAGATCAATGGCATAAAGATGGAAGTCGATATGCGTACAGCTACTGTGATAGAGAACTTTAAAGTAGGTGATAATGTTAAAGTATTAGAAAAGAAATACGCTGACACATTTGACTGTAATCCTGGAGTTATTATAGGCTTTGATAACTTTAAAAACTTACCTACTATAGCAGTTGCTATGCTGGTTACTAGTTATAACAGTACAGAGATCAAGATGGTCTATATAAATAAAGACTCTAAGGATATTGAGATAGTACTGGCTGCTCCTACATACATGCCTATTAACTACTCTGAAGCTATCCGCAAGTTTGAGAAGCAAGTAGAGACTAAAGAAAACGAGATCAAGGATATTAAAGCCCAGATGCACTACTTCCAGACAGTGTTTACTGGCTACTTCAAAGACTTTGCTAAGCAGCTAGAAGCAGAGAAGGGTGAAGCGTAATGGAACCTACATACACCTTCTCAGAAGCTTTAGAGATGTTAAAAGATGGCCTCAAGCTAGCTAGACTAGGATGGAATGGTGCTGATATGTTTGCATTCCTAGTTCAAGGCTCTACCTTTACAGTCAATAGGGTTCCACTTTTGGGTATCTATCCAGAAGGTACTGAAATAAACTATAGACCACATGTAGACTTGAAGGCTGTAGATGGTACTATAGGTCCTTGGGTTCCATCTCAGACTGATATGTTAGCTACTGACTGGTACGTAGTAGATTAGAATTATCTAAGTAGATACGGTGAGCCTTTTGTAATTATGTGTTAGGCTTTAAAGAAACCAAGTTTGCCGTGGCTGTATCTACTTACCTTTAGTGCAAGTGTAGCATGTGGTAATATTACAACGCTAGTTGAGAAGTTAGAAAGTTATTGACGGTAACTTAACTTATAAGCTGTCTTTGGAGCTAGACATAAAAGAAGCTATTACTGCTATGCTTGCACTATTTAACATTTGGAGGAGATATGGGACTAGGCTTTGGATATACTTGCCCAACTATAGATTTGTCTATACATGATACTAAAGAAGCTATAGAAGAACAGGTAAGGTGGATACTCTCTGAGCATAAAGTAGAAGATATAGATGATGATAAAGTTGATGAAGCCGTTGAAGATGCCTATAGTGCTATCGAAGACTCATTTGAAAACTGTAGAAGTTCTAATAGCGAGATGAGGGAAGAGGCTGATTCACAGATAGATACGCTAGAAAATGATAGAGATAACCTACAGTACGAGCTAGATCAATTACAGATGGAGAAGGAAAACTTAGACTTTGTTATATCAGAGCTTAATAGCAAGCTTAGGAGTAATGCCGCATAAATGACGAATTAACACACCATGTCGATAATAAGTCGACAGAGAGGACGAGATGAAATGGATAAGCGTGAAAGATAGATTGCCAGAGCAGCCGCCGATCGGCCAGTATCGTAATTATATCTGCACAAGTCCTGCCCAGGTGCGATCATTCGTTAGCGAATATACACACACAGGGTTTATAAGAGTGGGGATCACACACTGGATGCCACTACCAACACCACTAGAGGGCGACAATGGCCACAGAGAGGACGAGATGAAGCAAGAATTTGAAATGACACAAGCAGAGATGGATGATATTATATCCATAAACAAAGATCGTATGCCAGTGATGAAAATTGGCAATGTGACAACCGGAATGGACACACAGGAGCGAGTAAATAATTACTGGAAAGGATTGTCAGATAAGTACGGGTTTAAACAAATGTCAGTTGAAGGAAGTAGCAGGGGTAAGCTGTTTTTCCTAGCCGAGCCAAAACCCATAGTAAAACCAAAAACGCAAACTGAAATTGAGATAGATAAATACATTGGGAAGTCAATGTACAATCTCAATAGTACTGTAGTTGAAGCATTGAAGAAAATCGTTACTCAGTTAGAGTCATGTGAGTATGAATGTGAGGCTGGTAGCTTGAAAAACAATGTAGCTTTTTCGGCATTAAAAGAGCTTGCAGGAATACCTAATTCTAACTAGAGAGGACGAGATGAATTTCAGTAAATTAGAGAAACAAATTATCAATGACAGATTTGTTTATGTGAAGTATGAGGGTTCATTCAGGACAATTTGTGCTGTATTTGAAGAAGACTCTCAGCGATGGTATGCGGGTCAGATCAGAGATGATGGAGATTACGATACCTTGGATGGTGAAAACTTTATTACTCCTGAGTCAGCACTTACAATGGCAAGCACAATCTTTACATAAACTAGAAGGAACGAGATAATGATAGGACCAAGTGAAACATCACTAAAGAAAATGAGAGAGTTTGAGGCACTACCTAACACTGATAAAAAGTTAGAAATCTCCCGTAAATATCTTGACGATGAAATTGGACATTTAGAGTTTTGTATTCAGGCAAGTAATTATGTAGATGCCCAAGTCTCAACTAGAAAGGAGTAGGTAATGAAAACTAAACAGGAATCAATTAAAAATATTCAAACTAACGATACGTGGAATTGTACTCTATGTACTAATGATATAGGGTGTATTAATATAGGATTTAAACCCACGAGATGTTTTATGCCAAAGGGCGGAAATACTCACAATTGGCACAAGCTGGAAGATGGGGTAGATCACGGCACAGAAGTATTACTAAAGGTGTTAGAGGATTTTAAAACTATGCCTAAAGCTGAGTTATTAAAGTATTTTGAAATAGCTCAAAGC